GAATATAATATTGCGTGACTTATTAGGCGATGAATATTTTTACATAGAATTTTGAAGAACAAACATCATAGGTTCTTCTTCAATCATTTGTATGTTTTTTGGCAAGTTAGATATGTCCACGCAATGCCGAACATCATTTGCCAAATAAAGGTTCAAAGACATATCTGTATTATTAACAGTGCACTGTTTTGTCCATTTATCGAGGCGCAATATGTCATTTAGCGCCAAAACACGTCCATAAACACCGCAATGTTGTGGTGGTCTTTTTCCAGGTTTACCATCAGTATGTTTTATTCGCCATTCACAAGAAAGGGCATTTTTGTGATCGGGGAATCCTGATAAAAGTGCATAAATTTCCCAGCCACCACCACGACCATGGGTGTATCTTGCGCCACCGGAAATTTCTTCATTATGTTGACGAAGTCGGCGTTTGGGGTTATTTGTAGAACCGTTATATGTTAAATGACTATATTTTGGATTTGTGTTTCGCAAAATATAGCAATACCATGGACCGAGATTATTACTAGTCATATAATGTATATTAAAGTCATTTGTTTGAATTCTTTTTATTATAATTTCTACCATTTTACACCGATGGCATAAACTGTTGTCTCTTTATTATGCATAAACTGGCATTTTATCAATATCAATAATAGCCAATCCAACGTCTTTTATCATCACCGCATATTGCTTAAAATACTCATATTCTAACTGTTGTTCCGGCGTATGATAATGAACAAGTCTCGCGATCATTTTATACAACTTAAATCCAGGAAATCTTTCATCGCCATTTTTTTTATATAAAACATTGCGCCCCGAGTCGTCAGTGCACCAACGATTCACTGTTTTTTGCAAATCATTATAATTCTTCGGATTATCATCATCATCGATTACAAAATCGTAGAGAGAACATCCTAATCGACACAAATCAAAGCTATAGTTAGGATCAATTCTAGCTTTCTTATCATTAATGAAAGGTTCGCAGTTATATTGAGTTGAAGCGTCACCGCCTGGCGCAAAACTATCGCTGCAAAATATTTTACCATTAAAACAATAGATGCTTCTTCCAAAATCAATTATTTTATATATTTTACCATAGGTAGGAACCTTATAAACTACATTTTTAAATTTATAAAATAGATATTCGACATGCGTGTTTACGTACATTATATTATTTGTATGTAAATCATTATGTGTGAAATGAAACATTTTTTGATAAGCTAACAAGCTCATAATAACTTGTAATAATGCTGCCGATGCTTCTTTTTCATTTAATTTATGTTTTTCAAACAATTCATCCATCGTTCCGTCGCATTTTTCAATGCAAATTAATTGCACAGGGAAATCTTTTATGTATGCAAATTTATTAACTTCTTCTTCGTAAGTGCCGTCGCTGCTTTCAGTTTCCCAATTTGAACCGCTCTTTTCACTATCACTATCACTATTACTATCACTATTACTATCACTATTACTATCACTATCACTATCATTATCAGAACCGCTTGAACTAGTAGAACTATTAGTTTCGTTATTAGGCTTTTCATAAACAAGTTCATTGATGGTATCGTCTGGTTTATCACCAACTGTTAAATCTTCCACCGAAATTGCAGTAATATTATGTTGTTCGGTGTTTGATATGCGAAGTTTGATCTTATTATTTCGAGAACCAAAGTTTAAAAATTCGTCTTCTTCTGTCTCTGATATTGTAAAAAGTACATTTATGTTTTTATTAAAATAAGTAGAACCGCTCAAATACTCCAAATCATCAGATACATTCATTTTATGTTTATCTTGAATTCCTAAATAGGAACCATAATATTCTAGTCCGTTCAAAAAACCATGCGTATTGAGACAATTGCTAGACAAATAACAGAAAAAATTATCAGTGTATGCGGAATTATTGAAATCTAATATTTTTGGATGTGCGTTTTTATCAAGTTTTGGTAACATATTGATGTTAGAAATTTCATTTTTATATTTTCCAGTCATATATCGCAAAGGATCTAAGAGCGGAGAATATTTGATAAATGTTGGCTTCTGAAAAACCTCTTCTGTTTCGACATCAACTACAGAATTATGCGTTTTTAATGCGTATTTATGGTTCAATGAAATGCCATTATAATTGTTTTCGTTCAGATCAAAAAACTCTCTGTAAATAGGATTGTATTTTTGCAAACCCTTTATCTTATACGGGTTATAGTTTTGTTCAGAATCCTCATTGGATGGAATGAATGATTTTTCTAAAGATTCTAAATCTAACATCTTGTCTTTTTTATAATGAATTGAAAATTTAGGGGTTTCTGTCATTTCTCTATTTATAAAAGAAGTATAAGTGGTTTATATATTAAATTTTCACAGTTTTAACCGAGTTTACTATTTAATGTTGTGAGTACGTTCATATCATAATAAATCAAATATGCATATATTTTATTAATATGACGTTGGAATTAAAAAGATTTAATATGCGAGATATCACATTTAAACCAGATGAAAATAAAGGACCAGTTATTGTTATGATTGGGCGTCGTGATACTGGCAAATCTTATTTGGTTCGCGATTTGTTATTTTATCACCAAGATATTCCAATTGGCACTGTTATTTCAGGAACAGAAGCTGGTAACGGGTTTTATGCAGCACATGTTCCGAAACTGTTTATTCATGAAGAGTATAATACAGTCTTAATTGAGAACATTTTAAGAAGGCAAAAAACAGTTCTTAAACAGGTAAACAAAGAATTAGAATCTTATAAGAAAACCACAATCGATCCTCGGGCATTTGTTATATTAGATGATTGTTTATATGATCAAACCTGGACGCGAGATAAAATGATGCGTTTATTGTTCATGAACGGACGTCACTGGAAAATTATGTTAATTATTACTATGCAATACCCACTTGGTATTCCACCAAATCTACGTACAAATATTGATTATGTTTTTATTTTAAGAGAACCTTATTTGACAAATCGTAAAAGAATATGGGAAAATTATGCCAGTATGTTTCCAACATTAGAATCTTTTTGTGCAGTCATGGATCAAACCACCGAAAACTACGAATGTTTAGTCATTAATAACAATGCAAAATCTAACAAATTGAATGATCAAATTTTCTGGTACAAAGCCGAAAATCACCCAGATTTCAAATTGGGATCAAAGGAATTCTGGGAAATATCGAAGAATATGGGTTCTGACGATGAAGATGAGGCATATGATCCTAGCAAAGGCAAAAAACGATCTGGACCCGCGATTAACGTAAAGAAAAATAAGTGGTAAAAATGTTATTGGTTTTTAATAACTTTTTATTTAATCTTTTTATTTTCGTTTCGTTGATTTAATCTGATTCTGAAGACGAATCACTTTGTGGATTTTCATTATTGAAAATATCCCCAGCGTAATTACATTCATTAAGCGCTTCCAAATGACTTTTATAAAATCCCTTTAATGAATTTGGCTTTTCAAATTTTTTATAATCCATATTATAAGTGAACGTTCTTTTGCCACATACATTTTTCGTTGACCATCTTCGTCCAAATTGCGGATTATATTCTACAAACTCTTTCAGTTGTTGTCGCAATTCGTATTCGCAAGAATACTTAGTATACAAATCTAAACTATACGTTTTTTTTAAATAAAGTCTCACGTACGGCCGCATTGCATCCACAAGAACTTTCTTTGGAAACCCCGAATGGATTAGAAGCTTTTTAGTATGCATGTTCTCATTTAACATCACAATTGTAGTCTCGTACAACATATAAATGTCTTCTGATTTTGCTTCGGATTCAATGTACTTTTCACGAATGGCAACTTCATTTAGTTCGCGAAAATATGTTAAATTGAAGTTTGCCAAAAAATATTTATGAAAAATATCACTAAAAACAAAATCGCCACGCTTCATAAAAAAATAAATATTGTAAAGAGACGATTTGTCAAAAATCATATTATTGTAAGGATTTTTGATGGGCAATGGCTGTGCATAAAAATGATGAGTATTACAAAGAGCCGTTTCTATGATTGTCTTCAAATCATTCACAGTAAACAAATATTTTTGATTATTCTGTAGAACAGTAACCACATTATGCTGTGATTCGCTAATTGTATTCATAAACAAATCCTTTTCGATTTTTAAAGAGGTTTTGTTCCATTTATATCGATATACTAGTCGATTTAAAATGTGGTAATGCCATTGGGCTTTTCTAAAGATGTTCATAAAATCTAGCTTTTGTGAGTCTTTTAGAAATATATTATCTAATACGGTTTTTAGATAATCGTATTTTGTTTTC